AATTCTCTCTTCTCTGTTCGTCTTCCTTCCATCTTGCATAGCGAGAGAGTGCTATAAAGTTTTGGTAATCTGTTGGTAAATAATTGTTAATCATAATCTTTGTTCTCCATTGTAATTCTCATATTCGTTATTTTTATTCCGTCTATCTCATGGATTAAATCTGTTATATAATCCTCTATTTCTTCATCTAATCTTCCGTCTGAAGGTATGGGATATTCTTCAGGGTCTACCTTCATTGATATCATCATATTAACTTTTACCATCATAGACCTCAATAAGTTTATTCAGATACCACTGTGCTTTCTTGAGGTCTTCTACACCATTCTTGTATCTGTATCTCCATAAGTACTTGACTATGTTTCCTTGTAAATAATAATCAAACCCATTCGTAAGCATTGCTTCTAATGCATCTATAGTTTCAATACCTGCTTTGTTATAATGGGCAGGACTATTAACCATGTCTTGCTTTTCCATTTTTTTCTCCTTTTCTGATTGGTAAGCCATGTACTCTAAGTGTCGCATATCTTTTGTACTCTTTTTTTTGAGATAAGTCAATGCTTTGTTTCTTTATTAAAGTTTAAAGTTATTATGTTTTCTGTAACATCTACTACAGTTGGCTTTATTAATTGATTATCATTATCACCTACGGGAGGCGATGTCATAAAATCATACAAAGTTTCTCTGAACTCATCATCTTCTTGCATTAAACTTAATGCCGCACAACCTAATTGGCATATCTGTTCTACTCTTTCAAAACTATCTTTAGATATAGTGGTTGGACTCGCTAATATTTGTAAATAAAAGTTGCCTGTAAACTCACCACCTTCTATGATTTCAGGTTCTACCTCTATATAAAATTTATTTCCTTTATTGTTTGATTTCATTGTCATTACTTTCTCCTTACTTTTGTACCCATAAATTTTATAAACTTAGGATGTTTGTTTTTACCTTTTTCTTTCAACCAATCTTCAGGGATAATCCTGTCATAATACCTAAAGCCATATTTAATGCACCATTCTGCATATGTAGACTTAGCACCTTTTCTTAGTTTGTTTCTACTATTTGTAAATACAAATCTTATATCTAACTTTGGATGTTGCTTCTTTATAGCTAAATGTTTTCTTCTATCAAGTGCTAAGAATCTACCCTTTGTTTCTATAATGATACCATTGTTCAACACAAAGTCAGGGGTATAGGTGCGGTAGGATAAGTCTTCCCACTCAATCTTGATTTCTTCGTATAAGTATTTACACTTTAACTCATCAAGATATAGAGACAACTTATGCTCTAAGCCACTCCTATACCCATATTTTAGTGCTTCTCTTCGTACTTTATGAGGAGACATTTAACTCAACATAGGACACAACTTTAGGGAACTGTGCCTTAGACATTACTGATGGTAATTCTTGTAAGTTTTCCCAACAAGAATGTTTATAGTCACAGAAACTACAATTAATTCCTAAGACTTTATTGCCTGTAGCTTTACCCCTAAATGTTTCCTCTACAGGTTCAAAGCATCGTTCAAAGTTATTTTCTTTAACCTTTTGAACTGTAGCTTTTATTTTGTTCATCTCTTTTGGCTTGTCTACATTTTTAGCTGATACATACTTAAACTTACCATTAGCTTTGTTGACTACCCACCAACCACCTACTTCTTTTTTAGATGCTTCTGCGTATCCAACTAGCTGTGCTATGTAACCAAAGGCATCGCCTTCACTCAAGGTTTCAAAAGATTCAAACTTATTATCGTAAGACCAACTTGAAGCAGACTTTATATCGTCAACTGCACCATCAACAACTAAATCATAAGTACCATTTATTTTTATATCATCAACTTCTAATTCTACATTTTCAGGTTCTTCATATTTAACTCCTGATGCTTTGAGTAAACCCTTAAATACTGCTTCAACAATATCACCTAACATCATATTCATCATAAAGTTGTTAGGCTTACCTGAAGCAAGCTCAGGTTTATTTTTCTCAAACCACAATTGACAAGTAGGTCTACCTAAGTTTGACATACGTAATCTAAAGTCTTTGCGACTCTCACCACTGCCGAACTGCTTTTTTAGTGCATCCATTACATCTTTGCCTACCTGTTCTATTACAGAGTCAGGCATTATTGTTTTACCATTTAATGCATCAGACATATACTGATGCACTAACAGTTCTGCAGGGTGAGTAGGATTAGGCATTTTGTGATTCCATATCCACGTCTATGAAGCTATCAACAGTTTTCATATCATCTTCTGATATTTCATTTTGTCTTTCGTCTACTGCTTCACTCCATTTAGTATTTATAGTATCATTATGAACCTTAATCCAATCCATAAAATCTCCAAATAACTTATGGTCATTTTCGGATATATCTAACTTATTTGTTAAATCCAAACCTACACTAGAAGTATAGAATATACTACCATTATTACCTTTATGTGGAGCAGGTTCGCCTAAATCTATATTATGTTGTAAGGGTAGCCTTTCCATTTGGGCAAATTTACTAAATACATTACCTAAAGCTTTGTAGTCTGTGTTATTGCTAACTTCCCAAATAACAGGAAAGCTTGCTAACTCTTTCTCTACTTCATTACCATCAGAAGCTTTTATAGGTTGCAATAATGTTACTGTACCAAAAAGAACTCTAAATCTTTTTACATCTCGTATGGATTGCTTTACAGAGTCAGGCAAAGACTGAAAATCTTCTACGAACCCTGCAGGTTTACCACAGTTAAATGTTCCTGCATCATCTTTTAAATCTATATTTAGATTGTCAGATAAAACAGAGTTTATATAGTAGCCCTTCTTTTCTCCTTCTTTAGGGTTCTTGTAGGCAACGTACTTTTTGTACATAAATCTTTGCATAAAGGGTCTAAACTTAACCTTCTTAGAAAAGTAAAAAGTGGAAGGGCTTCCAACTTCTTCTAGCCTATATGAGCCACCCTCAACAACTTCAGTAATTATCTTTTTACCTTGACTATTTGTATCTGTGCCCATAGTAGCTTGATGCCAAAGTCTAAACCTATTTAGTAAATTGGTCTTCTTGTCAACAGATGCAGTAGGCAAACCCATAGCTTTCGCCATAGTTGCGTAATTATCTGTATTAATAGTTGTTATTTCATTCATTTGTATATTTTCTCCTTTCAAAAGAATCCTAGTTATATCACGACACGTCTTTTGTGTCAAGCCAATTATCTCCTATCTTCGCTTCTAATAAAAGAGGTACGTTGAAATCAATTTTAAATGTTATATTTATCAAGTTATTCAATGTCCTATTCATATTGCGAATGATATTCAATACGTCTTCTGTCTCATGTGGATGAATATCTATTACTATAGAGTCATGTACAGTATTTACCACACAAGAATTATACCTGTCAAGTGCTTTATCTATTTCTATTAAAACTAATGGCACTACATCTGCAGTCGCAAAGCTTTGTACAGGGTAATTTTTTATTTGTGTAAAATGTGAAACAGTTCCATTCATTCTTCTCTCAACATCAGGAAATAAAAACTGCCTACCTGATGGGGTTGTTATCATACGTGTTTCTAAAGCTTCTTTAGCCAATCGGGAATGCCATGATGCAACTCCCTTGTATTTTTGTGTGAACTGTTCATAATATTTTGCTTCAGCATTCGTTCTCCCAAATCCTGTTGCTCCATATAGAGGGGCAAAGGTATGGGCTTTGGCTTCTTGCCTAGAAGTCTTCTGACCTGATTCCGTAATGACAGAAGCAGTGTATGAATGTACGTCAAAACCATCGTTAATCTCCTTCATTGCTATTTTGTCTTGTGATAAGTAGGCAGCCGTTCTGAACTCTAACTGTGCAAAGTCAGCTTCCAATATCTTTCCACCTTCCCAACGTGATACAAATACTTTCTTCACAGGAAATGTACCACCTCTAGGCATGTTTTGCATGTTAGGGTCAGCACCACTAAACCTACCTGTTGAAGTTCTGTGCTGAAGCAATCTAACGTGCAACCTGCCATCTGATTTCACATGTGTACTGATGCCTTCAACAAAAGATGATAAATAAGTATCCAATGCAGACAATCTTTGTAAGTCAGTTAGAAAGTTTACAGCATCAGTTAAATTATTCTTCTTAGCTACATTACGTAATATATCTAAATATGCTTTATTAGTTGTAAAACCATTAGCACTAATCCACTTAGCATTGGGTGCTGAGAACTTTAGCCCTGCTAAATGTTTCGTAGCATTAAATAAGTAGCCATAAGTATTACAATTATTACACCTGTTTGGCTTAGAGTATAAACTACCATCTTTCTTTACCTTTCTTATGTAACCTTCTCCCTTGCACTCATAACATTTTACTGCCTGTGTTTTGTACAATGTATCAGAGTACTCTTTTACTTTGTCTTTATACTCTTGCACATCCATATATGGTGTGAAGTTGTTTGCCCACATTGCTTTGTCTATAGGTTTTCTACTATAGATAACCCAAGACATCTGTTCAGGACTATTTAAATTAATAGGTGTATCACCCATTAGATACTTTACCTGTTCATTTAGCCTTCCCTCAATCTGTTGCTTTTCTTTTTCAAACTCAACTCTAACTTCATCAAGCTTAGAAACATCAACCTTGAATCCTCTCTGATATATTCTACCCAAAGTAACTGCAACTTTGTTTGTTAAGATAACTGTATCCATCAAAGATGCATACTCAACAGTATTTAGTTTTCTATATATCATGTCAGATAACTGTTGTGTTGCATGTAAATCTGCAGACAAATAACTTGATAGCTCTTCGGGTGGTATCTCATCAACTCCTACACCCTTTTTAAAATACTCTTTTAGAGTATCTTGTTTTTGAGTCTCTAGTTCATATCTTTCAGCACATGCTTCCAAAGACAATGGTTGTTTCTGACCACGTTGTAAAACATACTCGCCTAACATTGTATCAAAGACAGGACCATCATATTTAAAGCCACACTCCCACAACCACATTAAGTCGTGAACAATGTTATGTCCTATGAGTATGGTTGATTCATCCAATAATTCTTGTACTCCATCAAAGTTATCACGAAACAAATACTCTTTACCTGTATCTGTTAAGCAACCAACCATGACAAGTTTATTGGTAGATTCAAATGGGTCAAGATGCATCTTACCATCACGATGAGTAACAGTATTTTCTACATCAAGTGTTAATTTCATTGTTAAATAATCCTTCTTCTCTTTGAACTTGTGTATGCTCTGCATGACAATTAGCACACAGAACTCTACACTTTCTTATTTCATCTTTAATTTTTTTAAATCCACAAGAGTTCATTCTACTTATTTCTCTCAACTTTGTATTTACATCTAAATGGTCAAAATGTAAAGCATCACTACATTTTTTATATCCGCATACTTGGCAACCAAAATAAAGTTTCACTCTTTTTACATAGCTTTTAGTTTTTTTAACATGTTCTTTTTGGTACTTTCGTCTACGTGAACGCACTTTATCCATAGTCTGTGGCGAGTTCCACATTTCATATACTTTATCTCCTCTCTTATAGTAATACATAAAAGTGTATCCGTCTTCTCTTAAATCATAATGTTTAAGAGGTAAATTTAAATCATCTGCTTCTTTTTTACTAAGGTACTGCATTTTCATTTTACGTATTGATATATATGTCACACTTCGTACCTTCCTACTTGGTAATTCAAATTACAATGGACAACACCATGCCATCCTGTAAGTTTATTTTTTACCACATTTAAATGCCTTTGTAAATCTTCTTCTTCAGCATCTTGTCTTGGTGGGTTCTTAGCTATCAGTATCATCAAGTCAGCTTCAGCAGCTTTACCTGTACGTGAACCTTCCATCATACTTTGATTCAATAACACCTTACCCTCTGCATCAGCAGATAGTTGTGACATATAAAAGACTGCACATTGATGTTCTTTAGCAATCATACGAGCATGTATTGCATTAGCTTTTAATGCTTCATCTGCCCTAGCGAAACCTGCAGTACGTGCAAACTTATCTCCCATGTCAAGAATAACAATGTCAGGTTTGTAAGATTTACACACACTCTCAACCCATGACATGTCTCTACCTGTTGCATCTTTTATCTTAATATTTTTCTTAATGGGTTCGTACAAATCACGAGCCTTCGTAGGATTTGCTTTTATTTCTCTCATGGTCATACCTGTAGATGCAGTTAAATATCTTGCACCAACTCTATGACTACCTTCTTCATTACACAAAATGATACAACTCGCACCTTGTCTTGCTAGACCATTAGGACCCGCTAACAAACTTGCATGAAAAGAAGTCTTACCCGTATTGGGTCTTGCTCCTACTTCAATCAAGTGTCCTGCATTAATGCCCTCAACTTGCCTTGTTAAAGATGGCACGTTAAATGTCCATCTAGCTTCTAAATCATTCTTTGCTAATAGTGTATCAATATCCATATCATCCCACTCCACGTTAAGGTTAGGTGTAAAATCATCTCCATACAT